CCGTACTCAGCACGATTTCCAGCGGAGATCAGTTACCTGTTTACTCGCCCAACAACGGGGATGCAAGACGCACTTCAATCGGTTCTTTGTTGACCTTTTTCCAGCAAACTTTTGCTTCGCCAACGCTGTCGGTGAATCTGTTTGTTCCTGGCAATGGGTTCAACATAACTGTGCCAACTCCTGTTAGCAATGACCAATGGATGCTGTTGCAACCTGCTGGAACACTAGCAACTGGAACGATTACCTTGCCTTTGAATACTGGTGTGCCTGATGGCACTTCGGTTTTGATTACGACCACCCAAGAGATTACATCCCTGACGATTGCGCTGAATGGTGCAACTGCTATTTATGGTGGGGTAACATTTTTAGGCGCAGGAACTGCAACTGCAATTCGTTTCTATCAGCCCACAAACTCTTGGTATCAGATTAATGCTGATGCAGTTTATGGCGCAAACGTACAGGCATTTTTAGCTGTGCCATCAAGCGCCAATCTACGGGCGGCAATGACCGATGAGACCGGCACAGGCTTGTTAGTATTTGCAACAAGTCCAACGCTGACAACTCCAATAATCACAAATCCAGCAGTAAGCACTGGAACATTTACCAGCCCAACTTTGGTCACTCCAACATTAGGTACTGTAGCAAGCGGTAACATTTCTGCTTGCACCAGTACAAGTATGGTTATGGTGACACCAGTTATCGGTGCGGCTACTGGCACAAGTCTATCAACCACTGGCAATCAAGTTATCACAGGAACGGGAAAGCAGGGTTATGCAGTCGGCGCAGGTGGCGGTGTATTGCAAGCCACAAGCAAAGCTACAGCTGTGACACTTAATAAGTCATGCGGTCAAATAACAATGAATGGCGCCGCATTGGCTGCATCCACTACCGTATCTTTTACGATGACCAACAGCACGATTGAATCGGGCGACATTATTGTAATGAATCATATTTCAGGCGGCACGCTTGGCGCGTATACCTTGAACGCATCGTGCGGTGTTGGTACTGCTGATATAAATGTGCGAAACGTCACATTAGGTTCTTTGTCAGAAGCTGTGATTTTGCGTTTTGCTGTTTTAAAAGTTGTAGATACGTAATGGCTACCAAACCCAAGTCTTCAGTCAATGCGGCTGGCAATTACACAAAGCCAACCATGCGGAAAGCCTTATTTGAGAAAATCAAGGCAGGGACAAAGGGCGGCGACCCAAATGAATGGTCAGCCCGAAAAGCCCAACTGTTGGCGGTAGAGTATAAGAAAAAGGGTGGCGGTTATAAATGAGCAAAGTCAAAACTCACTATTTACCAAGCGGCAAACAATACACAGGCCCGACTCACAAGGTTGGGTCTACTTTGATGACTGGTGCAAAACATACAGCACAAAGTAAAAACCTAACCCACACACAGTCAAAGAAAAAATGAAAGCCCCACAGAAAAGCCTGAAAGACTGGGGTTCGCAAGATTGGCGCACCAAGTCAGGCAAGCCATCGTCTGAAACTGGCGAACGGTATCTACCTGCAAAGGCCATCAAAGCTCTGTCTGCGGCTGAGTATGCGGCAACGACACGGGCAAAGCGTGAGGCTACAAAGGCTGGCAAGCAGTTTGCCAAGCAACCTAAAAAGGTTGCTGAAAAGATCAAGGGGTTTAGATGAAAAGCCCAGCCTATGCACGTAAAGAAGGTCAGAACCCTAAAGGCGGCTTAAATGCAAAGGGCAGGGCTGCGGCAAAAGCAGAGGGCATGAATCTAAAGCCTCCAGTTAAGTCTGGTGACAATCCTCGCAGAGCATCGTTTTTGGCTCGTATGGGTGGCAACGCTGGCCCTGAGTATAAAGACGGTGAACCAACTCGATTGCTGTTAAGTCTTAGGGCTTGGGGCGCATCGTCTAAGGCAGATGCACAAGCCAAGGCAAAGAAAATATCAGCCCGAAATAAGGCCAAGTAATGCAAATACCTATCTTGAACGGTATTTACACCGATAACACACCAGAGTTGCGTACATCGTACCCAGTGAATCTTGTGCCTGTACCTAAAACATCGGGCATCAGCAACGGGTTTTTACGATCAGGCGATGGGATTGTGTCCAACGGCACAGGCACAGGAGTTGACCGTGGAGGCATCAATTGGCAGGGTAGTTTGTATCGGGTAATGGGTACAAATTTGGTTGAGATAGACAGCGCAGGCACAGTAACTACATTGGGCGATGTGGGTGGACCGATAGACGAGCTGGTGACGTTTGATTACAGTTTTGATGAACTGGCGATTGCGTCGGGTGGGCGGCTTTATTACTGGGATGGCTCGACCCTAACCCAAGTGACAGACCCCGACCTTGGGGTAGTGCTGGATGTGGTGTGGGTGGATGGTTACTTCATGACCACCGATGGCGAGTTTTTGATTGTTACTGAACTGTCTAACCCGCTGGTAGTAAATCCTTTGAAATACGGCAGCTCAGAAGTTGACCCTGACCCAGTGGTGGCTTTGCTTAAACTGCGGAATGAAATCTATGCGTTAAACCGCAACACGATTGAGGTGTTCGATAACGTAGGCGGTGAACTATTCCCATTCGCTAGAATTGATGGCGCACAGTTGCAAAAGGGTGTTGTCGGTACATTTGCTTGTTGTGTTTTTGTTGAGCGCATTGCATTTTTAGGTAGTGGGCGAAATGAAGCACCAAGCATTTACATAGGTGCAGCCGCAACAACGCAAAAAGTCAGCACTCAAGAAATTGATAATATCTTGTTGGAATACACTGAAGCTGAATTGGCTTTGGTCAAGTTAGAGGCAAGGAACGACAAGAACCATCAGCATCTTTATGTGCATTTGCCTGACCAGACTATAGTCTATGATGCAGCCGCATCCGAGGCTTTGCAAACCCCAGTCTGGTTTACTTTGGTTAGCACCCTAACGGGTCTTGCTCAATACCGTGCTCGAAACTTGGTTTGGGTTTACGACAAGTGGATGGTGGGAGACCCTCAGTCAAGCAACATTGGTTATCTAGTTCAGGATATAGGCCATCACTGGGGTCAGCAAGTCTACTGGCAGTTTGGAACGCTGATTGTTTACAACGAAAGCAATGGGGCAATATTTAACGAGTTGGAACTTGTCAGCCTGACGGGTAGCATTGCTCTTGGCAAGAATCCACAAATCAGCACCAGTTACACATTGGATGGCAAGGCATACAGCCAAGAGAAGTTTGTTTCAGTCGGCACTATTGGCAACTTCAAGAAGCGCTTGGCATGGTTCAAGCAGGGACACATGAGGAACTGGCGAATCCAGCGTTTCAGTGGGGATAGTGATTCTCATGTTTCATTTATTCGACTTGAGGCTCAGATTGAGTCATTGGCATACTGATGGCAACCGCACCCATTTCCCGAAAATTAAACTTGACGCGAGAACAACTTGCGGAGTTCCTGACTGACCAACAACAGATCAGGCAGTTTGAGTTGCTATTTTCTACTGTTGATACATTACAAGTAATTGTCGGTACTGATTTTGAGTTTCAAGCTGATAATGCTGCGGCAACTGCAAACGAGGCGCTGGCGCAGATTCAAGCGCTAACGCAAAACACTGAGGTTGAAGATGCCGTATTAAATGCCAAGGTTCAACAGGCATTGGATGCTTTGGGACGATTGGTACAATCATTGGAGTTGCTTGCATTAGCCCCTGTGCGTAATAATATCGAACTAGCACACGATGTAAATGGCATCTTGCCGTATGCAAACCAAACCGCAAGGGTGCGATCTAATCAGGTACTGACATGGCTTTCGATGTAATTACCCCTGTTAAATTAGGCCAAGCCGCCATCACAACTGGCGTGACTACGCTTTACACAGTTCCAGCTTCAACTAGAACGCTGCTTAAAGAATTTAGCATTGCCAATACCACGGCGGCTGACATCAACGTACGGGTGTTTTTAGTTCCATCAGCAGGCTCGGCTGGAACTTCAAATGCTTTTCTCTACGATGTGCCTGTTCCATTGGCTAATGCTTTGCAATATAACGGCATTGAGGTGCTTAATGCTGGCGACACCATACAAATTCAAGCGGCATCAACTGGCCTCACAATTATCGCAAGCGGTGGCGAAGCCACATAAGGAGTAGATATGACAGTCACAGTAAAAGTATTGATTCCAGCCAAACAAGCTGAAGGCACGCAGACCACTCAGTACACGGCTACTAACTGCAAGACCATTATTGATAAGTTCACTGCCACCAATACTACGGCAGGCAATGTAACTATCAGCGTCAATTTGGTCACCAGTGGAGGCACGGCAGGCGTAACCAATCTGATTGTGGATACTCGAAGCCTTGCGCCTGACGAAACATATACTTTCCCCGAGCTGGTGGGGCAAGCACTTGAACCGAGTGGGTTTATTTCAACTATTGCAAGTGCAGCCACATCTTTGACCATCCGTGCCAGTGGGCGTGAAATTACTTAAAGGAGTTAGAAATGAAAGAATTTATGATGATTCCCCGAGGCTTTACTGGCTTGCCAATGGACGAGGGATTCTTAACTACAGCAGAAAATAAAAAGAATTATGCCGTTGCGGTTGCTGATTGGAACTATGGCCCTGAAATGCCGACCAATGAAGCTGGCGCAAATAAGGAGTTCTATGTAGGTTTGGCAGAAGCGATGCAATGCGATGAAAAAGACGCAAGACGCAAACATTGCTCGAACTGTGATTATTACGACAATTCGTTTATGACCCAAGTGCGGATTGAACGCATCCCAATGGCGGCTTATGACAAAGGCGCAGGGTTCAGGGGTCACTGCGAAAAGCTGAACTTTATCTGCAACGATATGCGGGTTTGTCAGGCTTGGGAAGACGAAGA